CTGGTCGTTTTATATCCTGGACCTGTTCAACTTTGCAAACTCGAGGGGTTCCCCATCTTCTTTCTCGCTAAGGACTGCCCATTTACATTTTTAGTTGCAGTACGTGAAAGAATGCTGAGACCCAAAAACCCATGCCATTTATCAATCAACCTTTCTGCACATTTACCATCCATGAATGCAGTTGTCAAACCCCAGGACATTATTGATTGGTTAAATAACAGGCAACCTCGCCTGAAAAGACCATACATGGACATTCTTGAAAACTTATCTAAGGGTTTAATTGACTACTCAAAAATATCCCAGCTTAACTGCTTCGTGAAAGATGAGGTTTTGGAAAAATTGTCTCCTCGCATCATTTCTTCACCTTCGGGCGAATTCCATTGCTATTTCGGTCCGTGGGTCTCTGTTTTCGAAAAATCTTCTAAAGAGATGATGGCAGGACACTTCCCGAATGTCGCTTTTACAGGCGGCATGACTCCTTTGCAGAAAGGACAATTTTATTATGATCAAATTCTTACTGGCAATTATGTAGTTTACGACATCGATGCCACTAAATGGGATGCTTCTGTTCCTGATCAGTGGTTAGATGCTCTAGATGATTATTACATGTTGTGCGGCTGGACCGACAGAACGTTTTTGGACACTCGGAAAAAATATAAGGTTAAGAAACAATTTAAATCCGGGTGCGAAGTTTCAATTTCAAATATGGGACGTTTTGTTGCTTCAGGTACGCCAGACACATACATTGGGAATTCGCTTATGAATCTTGTATTTCTTAAAACTATCGTTGAAAAATATTCCCAAGTCAGTTTTGCCAGTTGTAAGTTGATGATCTGTGGGGACGATGCTTTATTAGCCGTTCCTGTGGAACATAAGATACCAGATTTAGCTAAAAAATTGTCAACATGCGGAATGGAATTTGAAGTCGAAGAACACAACTGCAAAGACATAACCAATATCAAATTCTGCAGCGGTGTATTCGCACCAACACATGTAGGGGGGAAGAACACCCTCTGCCACGTGCCATTCCCACACCGAGTGTTAGGGAAGACAGGACATCTATCGCCTGAGTCGATGCAAAACATTTCATCATATGATTTCTTAAGATGCATCAATTACTCATGCTATCACGCATATCAATATGATCCCATCATGTCAGTTTTATTTGAAAATTCAGTTAATTTGGCCAAAATTTCAC